TCAGCGTTCTGGCAACCACATCTACTGTTACAGATCTGGCAACAGCAGCCAAATTTGTGTTATCGGCAATCATTTCATCGAGATCTTTGCCCACTTTATCCGCCTCGTAACGGAGCGAATTAGAAACAACTTCAAGGAGGGCTTGCGCCCTCCTCTGTTCCTCGTTGGTCAACGGCCGCCACAGCTTTGTCAGATCATCGACAGTGGCAAATGTGGCAGCCATCACTTCTTACCCCTGCGAGAAGTCTTGGGCATTCCCGCAGGATCCTCCGCCGCAGGCTGTTCATCAGGCTGCTCTGCGTCTTCCTGCTCTGCGTCTTCCTGCTCTGCATCTTCCAGAAGATCCTGTTCAAAATCTTCAACCTTTTCCCAGTTCTTGCCGCTCACCTTGCAGACGGTTTCGATGGTTGCGCCGGTCTTTTTATTGCGATAGATGTTCATAATCAGCCCTCCTTATTCCTTAACGACGCGGGAGAAGGCATCCTTGTCCAGAATGCCCCAGCCGACCCAGGTTTCAGCACGCAGAACAACCTCATTGGTGCGCTTCAGATCGCCCTGTCCATCGGGGTCACCAAACTGAATCACTTCCATGGGGATCTGATCAGCATAGCCCCAGCGGAATGCGCTCTCAAAGTCACCCACATAGGCAAGCGCCTTATCATTGCCCTTGCTTACGGTACTGTTGACATCACAGGCAGTGCCTACCAGCTTGCCGGGATTGGCACCCATCTTGAATTCAGGATACTGGCTGATGCCGTTTTCCTTGTAGTTGCCCAGCGCAGTCGCAAAGGTCTTACTCAGTGCATAACCGGTGACATCATAGTCGCCAATCATTTCAATTGCAGTAGACAGAGAATCCTCGGGTTTACCCGCCACATAAGTGACGCTGTCGCAGTCATCCAGATGGTTGGCACCAATCTTTTCAGATGCCTGCAGATCCGCAGGATTGACACCGTGGAATGCCATAATATCCAGGCCACGGGCGATCTTTGCGGCAAAGCCATCGGTAAAGGCAGTCAGCATATTCAGCGCCTTTTCCTCAGATGCCCGCAGGAATTCATCGGATACGCGGTGCTGGTATACGATCTTGATGGGAACAACGGAAATGGTGTTGACGGATGCCTCGCCGGCAGGCTTGTTCTGACCCTCACCTACAATGGACACTTCACCGTCCAGAGAGAAAGTGAAGATGTCATTGCCGCTGAATGCGACGGGCATCCGCTTGGCCAGCTTGATAATGCTGGAGTGTCCCTTTACCTTGGAGAAGATCTCCTTGACGGTTTCGGGCTTAAAATGGGTGCTCATAGAAGTTTTTGTTGCCATGATTATTCTCCTCTCAATTCATTCAGCATGGAAATCATGCCGGTATTTTTTGCATCGGGATCTTTGGGGTTCGGGTCTGCCAGAGGTGCAGGTCCTTTTACAGTCCTCAGCAGGCCGGCCATGCTGTCAGCGTCTGCCTTGATATCTGCCTCGGTCTCACCGGACAGACGTGCAGCAAATTCCAGAGGGATTCCCTTCTCCTTGGCAATCCGCTGCTTAAGCGCAGTGGTCTTATAGCCGTTAACCTCCTTCTGGAGCTGAGCAATGGTATTCGCATGGGTATCACGCTCAGTTGTCAACGTATTGACCTGCTGCTGGAGGTTTGCAACATCGCCGTACCTTTGGGTCACAGCGGCGTCAAATTCCTCCTGTGTGTTGATGGGCTGAAATTCTTCCGCCATTTTATTACCTCCTGTATCTAGGATAAATATTTACTACCGGAAATCCCGGTTAGCATCTAACCTTTTGCTTTCCACGTGGTTTTGCGGTGGCGCACTTCCAGTGAGCCAGGATCATGCTGTCCATCAGCTCGATCTTTGCACCGTCGAGGATGGACTTAAATCCATATCCACCATTGGATCCAATAGCACGCTTTTCGCAGTTACTCACGATCTGCACCATGGACGGCTGTCCCATATGGCACAGCTGTTTCATATTGACGGCCTGTGTAAACGCCGAATTTGCCATAATGATATCCTTAACCGCAGGCAACACCGGCGCGCGAAGTTTCTTTTTCTTCATTGCCGCCACAAGCAATTCCTGGCCACTGGCACCATCCACAACCACCTTTTCCACAGTTGCCTTCACCAAGAATTCCAGAATCCAGGCATTACCCGCACTCTGTGGACGACAATCTATTGCCTCAACGAAAATACGGCCATCGGCGGTTTTGACAGCAATTGACATTGCGACACTGTCTCCGTCGTGGCCGTATTTGATTCCAACATACATTTCACCGCCCAGCTTCGGAAGTTTCTCGCACTGCAGCGCATTCCACTCCCGTTTGCTGATGGCAGATTTCTGGTTATAGCGCAGGAACAATCCAAGGCGCTGTATGTTAAAGTCGATATCATCATCACCAATTTCGTCCATAATGGCTCGTTCCGTCAGGATTGTTCCAAGGGACGGATTGGTTTCATACCATGCTTCCTTGTCATAGGGATCCGTCATTTCATCGACAGACCATTCGGCCCATCCTGTGTTCTGTGTTTCACCCTGCAGAGCGGCATTTCGCATTTTTAAGAATACAGTGCCGGCAGAAACTACCGTTGGGGGTGTGCCTGCGAAAAGCGTTTGTGGATTTTTGCTATCAGTGACCACATATTTCAATGCGGTAGCCTGATTATCTGTATACTCCTGCGCTTCATCGATAACCAGCAGATCAAAGCCTTCACCAAGGCCACCGGATGACGATCTGGTTCGGAAATCAATAGACCCGCCACCCTCGCACAGAAGTACGATCCGTTCCAGACCTTTCTGCTTGGTATAGGTAAAGTGTTTATCGTATTTCGTCCCCCGTTTGACCCGCTCCACTTCCTCATAGCCGGCAGCCACCAACCGATCCACCAGACGCCTGGATGCAGATGTACTGGTAGTGGTTCTGTGGGCTGTATGTAGGATTTTTTCGCCATGGGTAAGGCCCCACAGCTCACGGATTACTACAATCTCATTTTTACCGTTACGGCGAGGGATTTCTTCTCCAAACTTGGTATGGACCCATAATCCATCCTCATTGATTGCCAGAATGTCATAGATCAGCAGCTCCTGCCACTCCTGGGCAGTGCGGCCGCTATCGTTATACAGCTCGATTGCCTCCTGACCCAGAGTCTGGGTGTAGGGCAGGATGATTGACTTAGTAGGGGTCTGGCGGCCCTTGCGTACCTCGGGCATTTTGACCTCCTTGGGGAATGAAAAAAGCACGGTGCATAACGCATCGTGCTTTTAAATTATCCACAGCATACATCATATTCTTCCGGAAAGCCATTATCTATGACATTTTGGAAATGTTGCAGTGCTTTATCTTGGGCTTTTTTGCTTGCTTTATCAGACACAGAAGGTTGCAATAATGATGCAGCCTGTTTTTCCACATCAAAAGTAATCCTCCCATCCAAGCTAGTAGATTCTCTTGAATAGGCGTAAATGTATATCCTTCGGCTTTTTTCAACCAAATGATACTTCCACCACATATCTATTCCTCCTCCAAAAAGGCTTGCCACCAGTTATACTTATTATTTGCTCTTTCATGACCTTCTTCATAAGTACATCCGGTCTTTCTCATTATGGTCAATTCCTCATATTCATGTAAAAGAAGGACTTTATCTGATGCCTTAATGTTTTTGCCATCAACTAATCTTTGCCATGCTTGAGCAATATCATAATCAGCATCAAATCGGAACAGGCCGCCAGATCTGGGCTGTTTTCTGATAAAGATATGCTGTCGAATATCCTCGATTTGGTCTTCCGTGAAGCCATCGACATTCAACGCTATCCTTCTTGCATCCGAATATGGACTTCGATTCCGAATCTCCTCGTAATAGCGGTCCGCATGTCGTTTCTCCCAACCGGATGTCTTCTTCGCTCCAAAATCAGCACCATTTTGCCTTATTGTATCATCCGATTTAACATTTGTCCATGTTTTTGAATGGACATTTTGCCTACGGCCGTCACCCGGATCATACTCAACAGTACAACGGCACCGTTCATGGCGGCGGTAAATATCATCCGGTACATCTGGGTACTCATATTCCCCGGCGAGCTGGGAGCACCACTTACAGCACTTCCGTTCAGACTTTCGGATGATAGTCGGCCGGAGTCCTGCCCGTCCCTGAAAATTAACATTTGCCCGTAGGGTTTCATCCACTACGTTCATGGAGAAATTCTTCACAGGTTCATCCAGCATCCAGGAAACATCATCATAATTTTCTGCTTCCGCTACTTTATTGACGATGCCGTATATCCGGTCCTCATTTACTGGTGCAGACTGTGCTTTAATGCCTATGCTTGCTTTTTTATTCAGTGCGTTTTGCACCTTCTCAGCAGCATCCGCCACAATTTTATGATCTTCCATCAGCATGGGACGCAATACACGATCGGCAATATTGAAATACATCCTTCCATCTGGAAGCACATCAGAGGAAAGCAGCTCTCCAAACGTTTGGGAAAGTGCCTGCCCGATCTGATATGCATATTCTTCTGCATCCACATATGTTGCACTTCCATCCATGATCTGCTTGGCCATCGAGCGTATCTTAGGATTTAGCGATATCTTTTCTGAAAATCTTGTCTTCAGTTGCTGTAGCAGCTGGGGGGCTATATCATCCATAGGTTACCTCACGTTTCCGGTGCAATGCCGGTCAGATCCCGAATATTCTCCGGGCCAAAGTAACCGGGAACCGCTTGGTTTATCTTCGACACGCCATCACCAATGCTGGTAAGCATGGCCGCATCCGGTTCGAACACAGGATCCCAGGCAGCCTTCGTAAGATAAAACTGTTGCCGGCTGTATTCATACTGATCCCGGACACATGCAGCCAGAAATCCAACATTCAGGAAACCGCTGCCGAAGGTCTTCTGTGCCTTCCGGGCAGCAAGACGTAAATTTTCGTGGGATGCTTTGATAGCCTCCGCACTGGAGGGATTATCTGTCACAAACCCGAGATCATCCAAGGTTAAACCCGTTTCTCCAGCAAAAAGCGCTGCGAAAGTACGCAGCTGCTCCGTGTACGGACTCATGGATTGCTGGGTAAACTGACCAAGCTTCGGGGCATCACCGTCTTCGTCCTTGTCAAACCGGAGGAAGGAAGAAATGGTTGCCTGCCATTTCTCCAACTCGTCTGCATCCTGGGCAAGGCCTGTTACGTACTTTTGCGGGAAGGAATAAAACTCCGCGCTGACCTCTGATCGTAGGATCGTGCGAAGCGCACCCTGCATCAAGCTCATACAGGAGCGGGAAATCCGGGAATGTCCAAAGGGCCGCACAGCATCCGGCCTATAGATGATCGGTACCAGCAGCGGATACGGTGCATTGTGGTTATCCACCCGAACCAGCTTATCGTGCTGATAATACTCCGTACGGTGCGGAAGAAAATAGGCGTCCATTTCCACATTGTTGTTTTTATCCCGGCTGATCACCGCATAGCCCTCTTTCAGCATACCGGTGATCGGATCTGCATCTCCGGTGGCATTACCGCCGTCAATGACCTGCAGTCGTGGGTACCCGGTCACATCTTCTGAGATGTATATAAAGCTGCATGAGCTGATCAATGCAGAAAGCATTGCGCTGTCCGGAAGGATATCACCGTTGTTCATTGCAAAGATACTGTTCACGTCAAAGTTATCATTCTTGAATTCACGGAAAGAAAGCCGATCAGCAAGGGAGTCAACAGCCTTACCGCACCAGCCTAATGTCTCCGCCATCCACATAAATTCCGAGGGAATCAGCGTTCTAAAGTAACGAACGCTATTCTTCATCTCGTAGTACCTGTATCTTAGCAAAACTCTGGTACGTTTCAGTGCCAGACGGTTTTTCAGAAATTCTCTGCCTTTATATGCCACTTCGGCACCTCCTCCGAATATTTATTCATGCGAAGCTTCTATGATTTAAATAATATCTTTCACACGCATACATGTATCGTTATTCGTTCGCTATTGAAAGACTTTCCAGCGAGAAATATTCCCAGTACGTCTGTGGAAGGTCGGAAGCACCCCTGGGAGGGGGTATCCCCCCACTAGTCAGGCTTGTATGCCGTCCAATCACGAGACAGGGGCAAAATGCGGTTTGAAAGCGTCTCGTCCTCCTGGGCGTTCCTGTGACGTTTCAGCAATTTGTCCGCCTTCTGCCGGTTGCAAGTCCAATGGGCCAGCTGCATATTTTCTAGATCGCTTGGATGTCCCCCCTTGGCCACAGGAATAATGTGGTCCACACATGGGGACAGAGGATGTGGATACCTCAGTGCCTTATCAACCGGCTTTCCACAGATACCGCAAACAGTTTGTGTGAGCATTATCTTCTTCCTGTTTCGGTCTGCAGCAAAGCGATGGGATCCGTCCTTGTCCGGTCTGTTGCGCTTGGTGGCCGCCACTGTATCTCGCTCCCTTCTAGTTCATGCTAATACTTTAGCAGGTTTTAACCGAGCACCCTGCCAACATTCACACCAATTCCAGAAATATTGCAATGTCCACTAGGAATTTATCCCGCTCCCGATAGAATCCACGCTCTGAGAATCCGTCTATATCCAGGACCTTGTACGGATACTTCTTCCCACTTTGGCAGTTGAGGAAGATTGCCGATGTCAGTTTATTCCGAACCGGTTCTGCTATATCCCTTCTGATCCGCTTAGCTGCATACTCCACCGCACGCATACGCTTTGTCTCCGGAAGATCTTCCAGTCCCAGGATCTGCTCGGCAATATTCTCAGTGGTGCGGGATGCATTGTGTCCGCTTGGTATGTAGACGCCTTCATGCAGGTCTTCATTATCCGGATCTTCTTTATCCCGGATCGTCACAATGTTATCCGGGGTATTGGCCATCAGCTCAGACCGGCGGAGCAGATACTCCAGCCGTCGGCGCTGATAGCCGCATACGATCTGGATGCACATCTTTCGCACATCATCTGGGAGCTGCTTTGGTCTACTCACATCGCACACCTCCTTCGATGGATTTGGTTCTAAAACTTTACACATTTACAAGGCTTAAGTTATCCGGTCTCCGGACCGGTCTGTTTCGCCTTGGATTTCCGCTGCGGTTTCGGTGGTACAACTACATATTTAAAGTATAGATAGCCGTACTTTGTTGTTTTGGTTTCCACTAATTTGTAGCCTTTGGGAGCAACAGGTGGCCGCTTCTCAGAATATCCTCCGGTGATGCGCACCTCAGTTGGCTCTTCCCTGTCAGGCTTTCGGGCATTCTTGGTCATAAACCATCGATGCCCTCCCTGTTCCTTTGTCCAATGTTCGAACATATAATTGGCAAGGCCGGTGAAGTCTGCCCCACAGTCCACACCGTTATACCAGTTATGTTCCCGAAGCTCCACGAACCGTTTCACATCTCCATACTTCCATTTCTGGGAAATAAAGTCCTCCGGGATTCCTTTGGTGATCAGATGGAAGTGGATACGACTGGTGGATTTGCCCCTGCCCATAACTGCACAGATAACAGCATCTGGATATCCTCGCTGAAGCACTCTGACAAAATTACTTCGGATGCGTCGTGCATCTGCAAACGTATGTACTTCCCAATCAGTATCAAAGGTTAGTGTGGAGTAAATGTCGCCCGGGTCAAAGTTCTCATTGACAGTTCGTATAAAATTCTTTCGGGAGATCTCTTCACGGTGCTTTGCTCGCTCAGCTTCATCCTTAAAGCGCTTTCTAGATGGTTTTTCCGGGTCAAAAGAATAGGCATTCCGAATGCCATCCGGAACGTTATACACCAGCTGCTCGCAGATCCGGCCGGAGAATATCCGGCGCTTCATTTGTTTGATACCCACATGATCACCTCCACACCATCACAGGCTCTGACATGGCACCGGAGCTGATCCGGTGCCACGGCACAAACTGCGCAATATTTATACGTCCTTGTCGAGGACAGTATTTACTTTATCAGTTTGATCCGCTTCCAAACCGTCAACTTTCTCATGGAGTTTCATGCACTCCATACAATCCGTAGCCCTGCACTGGTATTCATATGGGCAGACCTTCTTATGCAGCATAGTTGCTGCCTTCTGATCCATCACCGTTTTTCCTCCGATGTAACCGGTTTGAACCGCTCCATGTCGAGCCATTCCCAGCGCTCATCCTCGGTTCCGTCATTCCAGACCAGGAACCGCGTCCCGCTCACCGCATATACGGTATACACGTGCCCGTTAAATCTGCTCTCTACCTGGAACATTCCGCCACCTCCGTTTTTTCACAGCGTTCAAAATGGATAGCCCAGACCCAAGGATTTGCGTCCCAGCCGTATTTGCGCTTATCCTCCGGCTTCATGGTGGTATCCCACAATGCACCGAAGCAGGCACGGTAATAGGCTTCCCGGTTTCCGGCCGGGATCGGATCGTGGCAAGGCGGGATCCCTTCCGCCAGAGCCTGATCTGCTGTGATGTCCTGCAGGCGAACGATTTCAGCCCCTGTCACCCGAAGGAAGATCCGGGCCAGCTCCCGGGGCATATGTACGGAGGGCTTCCAGCGGAAGTGCCGCTCCCGCAGTATCTGAAGCTCCATTTCCGAATAATCCGCCATATATATGGTTGCATCCGCTGCCCCCATTGGCAGCGCATCCACAGACCAGTTCTCCCGAACATAGAGGATATCTCCTACACTGTAAGGCGGCGGGAATACCCGAAGACCGTTGGTGCCGGAGTGGGTTTCCTGCCACACACCGCAGTGCTGTACGATTTCATTCTTCGGCTGTGGCTTGATCAGTCGCCGGGTTACACATTTGCGCCCTTCCAAGAGGGCACGCACCATTTCAGAATTAAACAGGATCGGCTTCACTGCACTGCACCTACCTTCCCTGCAAGCGAAATGTACTCGTCAATTGCCTGCCGCAGCTCGTCCTCGGTCATAGGATGATCGACGCTGGCATGGGAAACCATCTTCCCGCCCTTGCCGATCATCACATGGAAATTTCTGTTGCTTTGAACTGCCGTATAGCCTTTATGACATACTTTCTTCATAGCGGGCAGTTGCTTCTTCACAGGTACCGCCACACGTTTCTTTTTCATCTTACTCCCTCCTTCTGCGATTCATATGGTTTCGGCCTAGGCATCCATGCCACCGGGATGATATCTCCATTGATATGCTGTATAGTAAACTCACCGTTTCTGGTTATGCACTCACGAACAAAACAGTTTTCGGGATATGCTTTATCGGATGTCGGATCTAACCATGTAACAAGGACAGGCTTTGACACCATACCAAGTCCAGGAACAGCGCTCACGTGCTCCTCCGGCAACCGCTCAGTAACGGGAATCCACTTCTGGATCGTGACACCGTTGGCAATGAGGTAGTTGGCTAAATTTTTAACATCTCCATGTATCCACAGCAGCGGGCAGTCATCATCCTTAAGAAGCTCAATCAGCTTTTCTCTGTCAGTCATTGTCTTTCCTTTCTCCGTAGGAACAGAAATCCAGAGGATATGCTGTGGGCAAAATACCATCTTGCCGTGGATGTCCGCAGTTTGCCATTTCGGTTCTGTGCTTGCAATCCTTACACCGCACCACTTCCGTAGCATCAATGGTTGACTGTTTTCTGACCCACCGAAGTAGCTGTCCCATGAGAACAGGACTGCTATCTTCAAATGCTTCTTTTATCTGTTTTTCAAGTGCTTTGGCATCTATCAATCTAGCCATTCCCATCATCTATCCCCCATAGGCAGATACCGCCACTGGATTATTTCACATGGATCAATAAACGCATGATCCACATCGAAAGCATCCTCGACCGCATCATACATGCCTGTGTCGCACTGATTACCATCAGACAGCAGCACAACTATCCCATCCCCTGGGTATTGGTCATCCAGCGATGTCCATACCGCATATCTTTTCAGAAACATTGCCGCTGCCTTCATCATTCGGGGCCAGCTGGGATCCGGTGCCCGGTCTGCTTTATCCATCAACCAGGAAACTATATACTGTGCATCCATAGTCATTTTTCCTCCATTCGTTGAATCTCTTTTACAATCATTGAGCACTCTGCGTTCCATTCGAAGCAATCCTCATATAATGGTTTTTCTGCAGTCCATCTTGTCCGCTGTCTTTTCTTTTCCGGTTTTGGGCAATATCCAGATAGACATACCGAAAGGCCTAGGCTATCATCCGCTGCATAGTAATCAAAATGTTTATGAAAATGCCTACAATTTCCACAGTTCTTTTCTGGATACTTGATTGGAGTCATTCTTTCATATACTGCAAATTCCCTGTATAAATAGCTGTATTTACAAATAGATCCTAAGTTTTCATAAATCGTATCAAGGAAAACAGCTGCTTCTGGGCGGTCTGGATTAAAATGTAACGGCAGAAACATATATCGTCCGGTATCATACTTTCCATCAACGATATTGTGGAGGAAATCTATTGGCTTATAGCGACCCACAATCGAATACTTCACGTTCTCCAACTCGATATTGTCCATATTGGCATAATTCGGAAGAATAATCGCCATGCTCACCCCTCCACCAATCGGATATATACCTCACTGCATCTGGATCCGTACTTTGCGATCCACAGCAGAAGCTTTGGGATAGACGGCATGATCACCATGCCGTCTTCCTCTTTACTATTCAACCGAAATGTAATCCACCATTCGCCCATCAGATGATCTCCTTCCGAAGCTTGTCCAGCAGCTGCAGCAATACACTCTTCAGTTGGGTACCAATAACGGGATTGCTCTCTTGGATTCGCTTCACCACATCTTTCAGCTTAGAGAATAGATCATCTACTTGCTGGAGCAGGGACTTAAACACCGCCACATCAGGGTTGGCCATGGTGGAGGCCTTCTGCTGGGCCTGCAATTTCTGCTCTGCTTCTTCCCGGGCGCGGTTGGCGGCATCTACATTCTTTTGCGCTGCTTCCAACTGCTTCTGCAGATCCGAAGCAGCCTTCTTAGCCTCCTCTTCGGCAATCTCAGCACGCATCTTCTCCATGATAGACTCCGGCACTTCCGGATTCTCAGCCGCCTTTTTCGCTTCCTCCTGGGCTTTCTTTGCGGCGGCTTCCGCTTCAGTCAGCTTCTTTTTCAGTTTCTTCAGATCCGCTTCCGCGGCAGACTTTGCCTTTTCCGCCTTGGCTGCCTTATCCCGAAGCTCCTTACTTTCCTTCTCCGCATCGGTGGCTCGGGATTTTGCCTTTTCCAGATCCCACTTGGCATCCTCCAGATTGGCTTCCGCATCCAGCAGCTTGTCCTCGGATTCCCCCAGTTTCTTCCTGGCCTCGTCCCGTTCCTTGATCGCCTGCTGCAGCTGCCGGGTGGACATATCCTCCACGTGGTTCTGCTCCACGAATTCCAGCCGTTCCTCTGCCGGAATCTTTATCAACTCATAAAGTTTCGTATAGCTCAATTTCCCGAAGACTTCCGAATCCTGTAGTCTTTTGAAAAAAGCTGTTTGATCAGTGTTGTATTCGCGATACATTGCCATCCAATTTTCGATGGTTGTGGTTTTGTATTGGAAGTTGTCCCATATATACTTTTCCCAATCTTTGGGATCTACCAT